TGTTTTTCACTGATTTTTACATTTTTCTGTTTGTTTTCCATAATGAAAGATAGTTTTAGATATAAAAAGATAATTTACTATCTTTTTTAAGAAAAGTACGGAAATCTTTGGTAAAAACAAAGATATTTATAGAATAACTAATAAAAATAATTAACCAAACAACAATCGATGGCAAATTCAAACAGAGTATTCGTTTCTCCAGGTGTCTACACATCTGAGAAGGATCTAACATTCGTGGCTCAAAGTGTCGGAGTAACAACATTGGGATTAGTAGGTGAAACCTTAAAAGGTCCAGCTTTCGAACCAATTTTAGTAGGAGACTTCGACGAATTCAAAACATACTTTGGCGGTACCTCTCCAGAAAAATATGGAGACGGATCTAATAACCCAAAATATGAGTTACCTTACGTAGCTAAATCTTATTTACAAGAGTCAAACCAATTATTCGTAACAAGAGTACTTGGATTGACTGGATATAAAGCAGGTAAAACATTCGCAATAAAAACATTAGGTGGTATTTCACCAACAGGTGCTACTTGGGATTCAAGTTATAGTACGTCTGGAAGTACTACTATGTCCGCAACGACCGCAACAATTACCGGAAGTACAATATATGGTGAGTTATCAGGTAAAACTTCAACAGAAGGAGTATCAATAACAAGTTATATAGTATCAAATTTTAGTGGTTTTACAACTACAGATGATGGTAAATGGTTTACAATTGGTTTAATGCCTTCAGGTGTAACACTACCTAGTACAACATTAGAAGTGGTTTCACCTTTAACAGGTAAGGTATACAGTGAAACACCTAATAATAAAGAATGGTACAATACTTTCTTTAATTCAGGTGCAACAATTAATCAACTTTATTCATATAAATTTGCTTGGAATTCAGGTACTACTAGATTTGATGTTGTAAAATACACATTTGGTGCTGAGGTTAATACCGATTATGATAGTATATCTGTGGCAACATTAAGATCAAGAGGTCGTTATGCTTCAGAGATATTAACTTATGAAGTTACGGGCACCACACAAGTTTCATTGGCTGAAGTTACAGATATTGAATTAAATCCATTGGGTGAATTTCAAATTAATGTTACAGGATTAACAGGAGGTGCAAAATCATTCAATTGTACTTTAGATACAACGTCAACAAAATACATTAAAAAAGTATTAGGTTCTGATGTATTTGATAAGTCATATGAAGATTTTCCTCTTTATGTTTATGAATCTTATCCTAACTTAGTTAAATCCGCTTATGAAAGAGGATTGATTAGAGGTTTAAGTACAACTAAAGTTTTTAATGATGAAGGTTCTAACTTTTTAGGTCAATGGTCAACATCTTTATCTCCAATGGTGGTTTCAGAAGTTCGTGGTGGAAAAGTTTCAGATTTATTTGAAGTAATAACAATTTCAGACGGTGAAGGTTCTAACTACCAAGTTAAAATAACAATCCAAAACATTAATTTAGATTCAGGTGAATTTGACATTGTTGTTCGTGATTTTAACGATACTGATGACAATATGGTTGTTCTTGAAAAATATTCAAGATGTTCTATGAATCCTGACATGCCAGGTTTTGTTGGTAGAAAAATAGGTACCGCCGATGGTGAGTACGAATTACGTTCAAAATATATAATGTTATCTTTAGCTGATAATCATCCATCGGATGCATTCCCTGCAGGATTTAAAGGATTTGTCAATAATGCAAACTTTAGTGGAACAACATTAGGTAGTGTAATTTATAAAACTGAATATATCGACGCTGGTGATGTAGTAACATATAACGCAGATGGTACTGAAAATATTGAGTCGGGTGACAAGGTAAAGAAAGTAATGTTAGGATTATCGTCACAAGTTGGATTTGATAAGGATTTATTTAAATATAAAGGTACAAGTGGTACAACTGAAACTTTCGGATTCCACTTATCTGTTAATGCTACCGATATTACAGGAACCACATACCAATGTACACCTTACGATTTAGAAGGTATAACGAAAGGAGCGTTAGAAAATATTGCATATCGTAAATTTACATTTGCAACATGTGGAGGTACAGATGGTTGGGATATCTATAGAACGTCAAGAACCAACACCGACGGTTATATATTTGGTAAAACAACTTACAACAATAATAAAACAACCGGTGCGTATAGTGGGGTGTTTAACGTTGATAATGGAAACTCTGACTATTATGCTTACTTAGATGCTATAAACACATTTGCTAACCCTGAAGCGGTTGATATTAACGTATTTGCTACTCCAGGTATTAACTTCCGTGATCACAGTTCTTTGGTTAATCAAGCAATTGATATGATTGAGAACGATAGAGCAGATTCATTATACATTATGAACTCTCCTAACATTACGGGAACAACCGCAGCGGCTGACGTTGTTGGTGAATTAGATACAGTATCTATCGATTCTAACTATTCGGCAACATATTGGCCTTGGATTCAAGTAAGAGATACGGATAATGCAACTCAATTATATATTCCACCAACAGGTGAGGTATTAAAGAATATCGCATTAACTGACAATGTTTCTTATCCTTGGTTCGCAGTTGCGGGTTATTCAAGAGGTTTGGTAAACGCTATTAAAGCAACCAAAAAATTAACTTTAGACGAAAGAGATGAATTATATAAGAATAGAATCAACCCAATTGCAACTTTCTCTGATACAGGTACAATTATTTGGGGTAACAAAACACTTCAAGTAAGAGAATCTGCATTGGATAGAATCAACGTAAGAAGATTATTATTGAGAGCAAGAAAATTAATTTCAGCAGTTGCGGTAAGATTGTTATTTGAACAAAATGACGAGCAAGTAAGACAAGAGTTCTTAAGATTGGTTAACCCTATCTTGGATTCAATTAAAAAGGAAAGAGGTTTGTACGAATTCAAAGTTACTGTTTCTAGTGACCCAGAAGATATTGATGCAAACACATTGAGAGGTAAAATTTATATTAAACCTACTCGTTCTCTTGAATTTATTGATGTTGAATTTGTAATCACTCCAACAGGAGCCTCATTTGAGAATATCTAATCTAAAAGGAGATATAAAAATAGGAAGGGGGTCTTTGGACCTCCTTCTTTATTTGTGGAACGTTCCACGTGGAACCTTTTGTATAATGATTGGATTATTTTACTGCACCCAGTATATGCTAGTATAATCTAGAACTGGTTATACTAGTATTTATTTAATATTGAATAAATTATTAAAAACTAGATATATTATTTATTACTGGAACTAGAATACTGGAGGGTTTGTAAAAAACTACGAAAAATAATTGATAAAATCAAGTACCTAACCAAAAATAAATTTATTTCCAAATAACACATATTTATAAGAAGTATAAAATAACAAAAAATTTAACAAATACAAAATGGCAGATTTACTAATGAAAATGCCGGTTCCCTACGAACCGAAAAGACAGAACAGATTTATTCTTAGATTCCCTTCATCTTTGGGAATTAACGAATGGTATGTATCTTCAACAAAAAGACCTTCAGCTAAAATTAACTCAACAGAGATTCCTTTCTTGAATACTTCAACTTATGTTGCTGGTAGATTCACTTGGGAAGAAATGAGTGTTACTTTTAAAGACCCGATTGGTCCTTCAGCTTCTCAAGCGTTAATGGAATGGTTCCGTTTACATGCGGAATCAGTAACAGGTAGAATGGGATATGCTGCCGGATACAAAAAAGACATTGAACTTGAAATGCTTGACCCAACAGGAGTTGTTGTTGAAAAATGGATTATCCAAGGTTGTTTCTTAACAAGTTTAAACTTTGGTGATTTAGATTACAACAACGATGCTTTAGCTCAAATTACTTGTAACTTGAGAATGGACCGTTGTATCCAAGTATACTAATAGTTTCTATTTAATATTAAAACCGATAATCAAATTAGTAAATCTGTCTAATGGGTTGTCGGTTTTTTTATGCAAAAACTTTACTTTAATCTACTTATAGTTTAAATTGTACTATGGAAGAATTTAGAATTGACCCCAACATTGCTTATGACGTAGTTGAATTACCAAGTAGAGGTATTCATTATACAAATAACAAAAAATCGGTAAGAATCGCATACTTAACCGCCGCAGATGAGAATATCTTATCATCCCCAAGTTTAATTGCAACTAATAAAGTTGTTGATGAATTACTAAAAAGAAAAATTTTAGATAAAGATTTACCTATCGATGATTTGGTTGAGGAGGATAGACAAGCGATTTTAATATTCTTAAGAAATACCTCATTTGGTAGTGATTATAAAGTTACATCAACAGACCCAAAAACAGGAGAACAGTTTGATTTTGAATTAGATTTATCAACAGTAAAAACAAAAGACTTTAAATTAGTTGCAGATTCAAATGGTGAATATTCTTATTTCATGGAAAAATCAAAATTAGATATCACATTTAATTTTTTAAATAAGAAACAAGAAAAGGAAATAGACGCAATTAGAGATAGTTGGAACGGTAACGGAGTGGCTCCAATTATCACTAAACAACTTGAAATGATGATTAAATCGGTCGCGGGCAATAAAGACCTAATGAATATTAGAAACTTTGTTGAGAACATGCCGATTAAGGACTCACAAGATTTTAGAAAATTTATCAACGAAAATAAACCGGGGTTAGACTTAACCCAAACAGCAATCACCCCGTCAGGAGACACAATCCAAGTTGAAATTGGATTCGGGGTTGAGTTTTTTCGTCCTTTCTACGGATTATAAAAAGGGACAGTTAGACGAGATTTTATTTTTAGTTAAAAGAGGATTCTCATATGGAGATATCCTTTCTATGCCCGTCTATATCAGACGTTATTATATACAATATTTAATATCATTAGAAAATGGAAATAATTAAACATCTATTTATATGATATGGGATTATTAAGCAGAATACCTAGTGGAATTACAAATGAAAGCGCTTTCAAAATTGCGTTTGCCGACGCGTATCAAAAAGAATTTGGTAAAGCATATAAGGGAGACATCTCCGATGGAGCATCATTAGCAGGTACATGGAAGTTATATAATGAAAAATTAGGTACAACAAATACACCAATAACGGATACCAAACAAAATTTTGGAAATAAGGCTGTTGATTTTGTAAGAGGAACGATAGACACACAAAAAACACAATCATCACAATACGCCGAAGGTGAAATGTTTAGAATTAGTAATATGTTAGATATTATTAATAAAAAAGGACAGGTAACTGGAGGACTAATGGGGATGGCTAGTAGATTGGTTGAAGAAGTTGGTGGTGGAATAGCAACTCAATTAAAACAAGAAGCTCAATTAAGAACAGATATCAACGAAAAAGTTGGTATGCAAGGGGAACTTTCAAAAGGTCTAAGAGAAGAAATAATAGACGCATATCCATCAACACTTAGATTAGGATATGGGATGCAACAACTAACTGATATGATGACAAACATGATGTCAGAATCGGGTAGATTTAATCTCATATCAAAAGAAACGATAGGTCAAGCGGCAGCAACCGCAAGGTCTTTTGTTGGAGATTTAAGTGAAATGGGTAGAGTATTTGGTCAATTTGAAAAAGTCGGTTTAGGTGCTTCAGACGCAACCAAGGCCATTGATACTGCTGGTAAATCTTCATTATCTTTAGGTTTGAATAGTAAAAAAACAACACAAGATTTAAGAGACAATTTAGGAAAATTAAATGAATTTGGATTTGCAAATGGTGTACAAGGATTAAATAGAATGGTTCAAAAGGCCAATGAATTTAGAATAAGTATGGATTCTGTTTATCAGATTGCGGATAAAGTGTTTAGTCCTGAAGGTGCGTTAGAATTAAGTGCAAATTTATCGGTATTGGGAGGTGCTATGGGTGACTTTGGTGACCCAATAAAATTAATGTACATGGCAACCAATAATGTGGAAGGATTACAAGACGCATTAATTGGTGCTGCGGGTTCATTAACCACATATAATCAAGAACAAGGTAGATTTGAAATTACAGGTGTTAACCTAAGAAAGGCCAAAGCAATGGCAAGTGAATTGGGTATATCGTATCAAGAATTGGCTAAAGGTGCAATAGCGGCTTCAGAAAGAACTGCCGCTGCGAGTGCTTTAATGACAAGTGGATTAGTAATGGAAGATAAAGAAAGGGAATTCTTAACTAACTTATCACAAATGAAAGATGGTAAAATGGTTATTGAAGTTCCTAAATCTTTAATGAGTGAATTAGGTGGACAAACAGAAGTTATTTTAGAAGATTTAACAAATGCACAAAAAACTACATTATTAGCAAACCAAGCCGCATTTGAAAAAATGTCTACAGAAGACATTGCAAGAGGACAGTTAAGTGCTATGGAAAACATAGAAAGAGACATTGGATTCATGGCCGCCACAACAAGAGGTCGTGTAGTTAATATGGCTAAATCTGCAGCTGAAGCTGCTGGTTTAACAGGGGAAGACGCTCAAAAATTTGTTAAAGAAACCGCAGATAATGTTTCAAAGGGTACGGTTCAAATGAGTGATAACTTTAATAAGTTGGTTGGTAATTACATTAGCGAACTTAAAGGTGAAAAACCAAAATCACAAGGTACCGCAACAACACAAACAAACGCAATGAATGTTGCAGAAGCGGAAAAGAAAGCTGCGGAAGCCAGACAAACTGCCACAAATACCACATCAACAATTAGAAATGAATATGTTTTTCAAGCTAATGGACCTTTGGTTGATGGATGGTCAAGACAAATTATTAAGGACTCTAGTATAAAAGATGATTTCATAAACACAGGTAATGATGAATACACAACACCACCAAAAACTAAATAAATCTATTTATTATAAAATATAATGCCAAGTTACTTAGACTTTAATTCGACTAAAAAATTCAGAGATTATATATTAGGTAAAACACTTAATGTACCTAATGGTCCACAGACTTTTAGTAATACATCATTTTCAGTTGATAAGTTAAGTGACATGTCTAATAAAGACAATGGAGATGTTGTTTTAAACGATTCTACAAGTAGAAAGACACAAGTTGATAACATATCTAAT